GGTCAACTTGGCTTCAATGAAGACCACGTGCTTACGCTTCCTGAGTTCTGCTGGTGGTTGGTGAAGAACGGCCTGGCAGATGTTATCCCGGAAAGGATGGCCCTCAAGGCTCTGAGGCTACAGCCAGAACCCATGCAATCTGTAATGCGTGAAAGTGACATCACCCCATCGTTACCAGCGGTAGAACTGCTGCAGGAGAAAGCGAAAAAGATAGTGGCGGTGAAGGTTGATCCAGATGCCCCGGGATCTTTCATGCTGAAACCCAAGCGACGCCGCTGGGAAAATGAGAAGTACACCCGTTGGGTTAAGTCGCAGCAGTGCATGTGCTGCAACAACCCGGCAGACGATCCCCACCACCTGATAGGCCACGGGCAGGGTGGTATGGGTACCAAAGCGCATGACCTGTTTGTGATACCTCTGTGCAGGGAGCATCACGACGAGTTGCACGCTGGTCCTGTGGCATTTGAAGCGAAATACGGCGACCAGTTAACGCTGCTGTTTCGGTTTTTAGATCGTGCGCTGGCTATCGGCGTATTAGCATGAACAGTGGAGATAACATGCGAGATATGTATGAAGTGATGGATTTATGGGGAGCTTGGGCAGCAGCAGATGGAAGTGGAGTGGACTGGCAGCCAATTGCCGCTGGATTCAAAGGGCTCCTGCCGCACGGTAAGAAATCACGGCTTCAATGTGATGACGATGAAGGCATCATGATTGATGGGTGTGTGGCCCGGCTTCGCAAATATAAACCAGAAGAACATGAACTTATTGTTGCACACTTCATAATGGGAATATCATTGCGAACTATTGCGAAAAAGAGAAAATGTTCAGATGGAACCATCAGGAAGGATTTGCAAACTGCATTAGGTTTTATTGAAGGCGTGATTTCTATGCTTTACTAAATAAAATGAGGAGATTTGAAGATTATCTCTTTCATCTCCTCGTGCTTATTCCCAAATCACTAAAGGCCATTTCAAGCTCTTTGAGGTAGCCGGGTAGAGGCCATAAGTCTAGGATTGTTTCAGTCGGTATGTTTTTAATAAGATAATATATAAAAAGGATTGTTGGTTGTGCATATAGGGTTTTTGTAATAGCGCGTTGCTTTATTCTGGGAGGAAGGAATTTTTTTGAAGTTATCATCTCTCGAACATAAAACTCTGTTGACTGCGTGAAAAAATCCTTATAAGTATCAAGTATTAAAAAGTTAGTGGCTTCATCAGTGTGCATATGCCCACTTCCAACAATCTCTTTATAAATGCTTGCCAAAGCACTATTAAATTCATTTCTTAATAAATTTGTTTCATACAAAAGCCTCATGGTTGAGCAGAACAAATCGTCTGTAGTTTCCATTAAGGCCATACTTCTAGCTATATGTCTTTCAGCGGCTTTTGGAACAATGCCAACAGGTTTATAGATGTTATCATGTACTAGTTCAGCATATGCATGCTGTAAAAGCGTTCTTACTTGCACTTCACAACAGATTTCTTTCGCAATTCTGGTGCCATTTATGTCAGTGTCGGCCAAAGGCCTTACTTCGAAATGCTTAGATTGGTAATCAAATAGCTTAGGGTTAAGATCAATTTCTTCTTGGTAGTCTTTTGAAACAACAGCGGCGAAAAGTGTGCTTTTTTCTATTATGTTACTAACTAATTCTATATCTTGGGATAGGAGAACAACGAATCGTGTGCCTACTAGATCAGTCATTTGCATGACCGGGTCTGTATAACCTCTGCGTGCAACTTTTCCTAAAGCTGATTTTATTTCTTTAACACGAGGCTTCACAGGTATTTTAAGAAAGCTTTCAATGGATGTGTCAGCGACGTTTTTACTAATTTCAGCTGAAATTACCTCGGAAACGTATTTCCCCCAAGAGGCAAATGCCTCTTGGTTGTCTTCTAAATATTTATGAAACTCATCATAAGTGTTCATAATCGACTCGTTAACTTCCCATTTATTTTGATAATGGTAGTATTATCGTCTTCGCAAGGTAAAATCTCAACCAGTTCATTAAAATTTTCTGGTGGAACTGACATCCATATGTCATTAGAGAATATAAGTCGACTTCTTCTTTTAAGTTTCGAAAGTATATAATCATTGTCCTTGATGAAAGAATTTTCAGGAAGCTTTTTTAATGCTACTAATGTTTTATAATCACATTTTATTTCTTCGGGGAAATGCTCATCAGCAAATGAATTTATATTCAATGTGGTTTTGTTAGATCTCAGTTCTGAACGTAAAGCTTCGTGAAGTTCTAGTTTATTTTCTTGTGTTAGTGGAGAACTATTAATGAAATCACGGGTAATCTCATAAAAATCTTGAGTGATTTTTTTAGATGATAAACTGATGTCCATACCCAGAAATCTGTTATAGAAGTAAGCAGCCGCTTTACTGGTATCAGTTGAAGTCATTAAGTGGTCAAATAAGAACGCTTTAAAAGAAGTTGCAGGGTAATTCCCATTTTCATCTTTTATACAATCCTCAGTTGATACTAAAAAACCAACTTTGTAGAACCTTTGGGAAGGAGTTAAAAGTAATTCACTAAGATAATGCATATTTAATTGCTGTTCATTTTCTTGGGTGCTAAAACCGGTCTGGGTTTCAGCTTTAATTACTGCAAAGTATGGCCTTTGCTCGTCACCTATCAGACCTGAAACAATTATAAGAATGCCTCCTGGCGCTCCGCTGTCAAACTGAGCTTCGGAAAGCTTGTGTGCAAGCCTTTGGCTAACTCTTATAAAATCTTCCTCTGCATTTCCAAAAGTTGATGCAGCATGGTTTAAAAAGCTATCAGCTACTCCTGGATGAATGGACATCTCAATCCCGTGTGAGCGAGCAGCTAATGCTTCAGTTATCCTCAACTGCAAGGCATCGGTTGCTTCGTGAGGTAAGCTAATGACTTGCTTACTGATCTTTGGGGGGATAATCGTTTTGGAAGCCGAACGCGGGAAAACCCTGTGAGCAATCACTTTTTCAATGCAAAGGCCTTCAAAAGAAAAATTAATGCCAGCCATTCCTATTGTCCTCAAAATTGTTATGGGGTGAGGATACGAAAAAGCTAACGCGTACGCAAAAAGTATCGTAGCCTGTTAAGAGTGGTCTCTACGCCACGGACTTAAAACGATATCTAGGCCTCATTTTTGTACAGGCCAACAGCATTCAGAGGCTGCCATCCGGCGGCCTTTTTTCAGTTCCCCTCAATTTTTCTGAGAGGACTCACGGTAATAAGAGGGGGCTCAATGTCCGATTCGATTTCTGAGGCGGCCGACGAATCTCAACTGGTCGAGCTAAGTTTGGCTACAGGCATACTTAAGAATTTCTAACCCCAGTCTGAGTTCAGATAGCTACACTCCCATTAGTCAATGGGAGGGAAGCTATGAAAGAAGGTTTTTACTGGATACAGCACAATGGCAGAGTTCAGGTTGCCTACTATACCCATGGAGAAACGGAAGACCTTGAAACGGGTAAGACCGTAACCGGTATCTGGCACCTGACGCAGGGGGATCCCATTTGTGATAATGGTGAAGCAGAAGTTCTGGAAGGTCCTCTTACACCATCATGATATCGTTAGTCGTTTCGGAATCTGATGAAGGTGGTCGTTATTCGAATGCGTTCCCTGTAATTACAATTTAGGCGAATTTGGAATAACGCTCCTATTAACTGGCATCATCGCACTCCTGTAACCAGACTTAGTTTTCTGCTTACGACTGAAAGGAGCGAACTATGCCAGTTAACCATGCTGAATGCATCGAAGCCTGCTACAAATGCGCGGCTGCCTGTGATTATTGTGCTGCTTCATGTCTGAAAGAAGAACAAGTGGATATGATGCGTGAGTGCATAAGACTCGATATGCAGTGCGCGAATATTTGTCGGCTCGCAGCGCAATTTATGACCTTTGATAGTGAATTTGCCAAATCGCTATGCCGGGTCTGCGCAGAAGTCTGTCAGAAATGCGGTGAAGAATGTGGGAAGCACGAAGCAGAACATTGTCAGAAATGCTCTGAAGCCTGCCTTCGTTGTGCAGAAGCGTGCCGCTCGATGGCTTAATGGAGCTTTCTCCCAGTTTTCTGTTTGAGCATCGACACTTAGAATTCTGACAAATTTTTGCTATGGTTATGAGTCAGGTGAATCCCCCTATGCGGCGGGGCAATCCAGTTAACTGCTAAGTGCAGATATGCTTGCGGCTCGTATAACTGGTAACGAGTCACCGGGAGGCACCCGGCACCTGTCTTATTCTCCATTTCTGAGTTAAATATCGCCTGCTAGTAAAGCAGGCTTTTTTATATGCGCTTCGTTAGTAGTGCTATTATTTAATCGTGAACCAAGCCATAACCATTAACCGGACATCCTGACCGGCCAGTATCGCTGCTCGACACAGCTACTATTTGGATGATGGCGACGTATCACGCCTACCTACTTAAATTTCCAACTCATTTAGGCCTGCGTAAAAGCGGGCCTTTTTTTATTTCAGGTTCCCGGAACCCCCCATCAATCGTCTTGTCGTTAATTCGTCCGGAGAGCCTGATCCCTATCCACACTACACCCGCGAACCAGCGAGGTGAGAGAAATGTCCCGTATGAGCAAACTTGTCACCGGAGTCGCCCTCGGCACCTCAGGAGGAACCATCCTGAACGGCGTCCTCACAAAACTGAGCCCTGACGAATGGAGCGCCATCGGCGTACTGGCTGGTATTGCCGGGATCATCGTTACAGGGCTCATTAACTGGTACTTCAAACGCAAGGTCGCCAATGCACAGGTAAAGGCGCTTGAGAAGTATGGCCCAGCAGTCAAAGTCGGAGATGATTAAATGCCAATGACCAGTAGCCTGCGTAACAAACTCATCGCCGCTGCTGGTGGCGGTGCAATGCTGATCGCCTCGCTGTTTCTCGGTGGGCAGGATGGTGTCGAAGGGCGGAAGTATGAAGCCTATAAAGACGTCGCCGGGGTGTGGACTGTCTGCGATGGCCATACGGGCCGGGATATCGTAAGAGGGAAGAAGTATACCGATCGCGAATGTGACCAGTTGCTGTGGAAAGACCTCCAGCCAGCCAAGCGAACGGTAGATAACCTGGTCAAAGTACCGCTGGGCGAATATCAGCGTGCTGCACTTTACAGCTTTGTTTTTAACGTTGGGTCTGATGCGTTCTCTAAGTCCACGCTGCTGCGCAAGCTGAACAAAGGCGATCACGACGGAGCGTGCGAAGAGATGCGGCGCTGGGTTTACGCTGGTGGCATGAAGTGGAAAGGCCTCCAGAACCGAAGAGAGATGGAGCGATCGATGTGCCTGGCGGAGAGTAAACATGACCTCTAAAGCCTGGCTGATAATCGGCGTGGAACTGCTTTTATCCTTCTTTGTTATTTATTTTCTGATTGGCCAGGTAGGCAATGAGAAGAAGCGTGCTGACAACGCCGAACAAAACCTGAAACTGGCGAACTCCACCATCACCGATATGCAGGTGCGCCAGAGTGATGTTGCTGCGCTCGATGCCAAATACACTGGAGAACTGCGGGATGCAAAAGCCACTATCGATCAGCTTGAGCGCGATGTTGCTTCTGGCAAGCGTCGGCTGCAGCTCAACGCCAGATGCACCACGAACGGAACGACCACATCCTCCGGCATGGATGATGGCACCGGCCCCCGACTTACTGACTCCGCTGAACGGGATTATTTCACCCTCAGGGAGCGAATCGAAACCGTCAACAAGCAACTGAGCGGTCTGCAGGCGTATGTGCGCGAGCAGTGCCTTAACTAACGAGGAAGATATGAGCGAAGCAAAACCGCAGGATGGAAGCACCGTAAAGGGGTACCGCACGTTAACACCTGGCGACATTGAGCGTATGAACCGCCTGAAAGGAGTAAGCCGCCATTTCTGCAGCCTGCTCGATACCGAACGCGGAGAGCTGCTGGCTGTCCGTCATGGGCCAGCAATGCTGAACACTGAGCAGGCACGTGAGATTGATGACGCTATACACAGCCTGTCTATTGCCCGCACTAAAATGCAGGAAGCCTGTATGTGGGCTTGTCGTGCTGTTGCCCGGCCTGACGCTGACTGTTAGCCATTCCAAAGCTCATCTGCGGATGTGCTTGATAATGGGAAAAGAAGCCCTCAAAGGAAGGGAATCCAAATTCTTTTGAGGGCATGCAAATGCATATTCGTTACACCTTGAATTTAGCAGCGTGACATTAAGTGGGTATGGGAAGTTTCCCATAAGCGAAGCTGCCAGGTTGGAGTGTTCAGCCACATCAAAAAAACAGTGAGCCACTGGGCTGGTGGTTCTCTATTGCTATCACCATGGGCAGACCCATCGTAATGGCTACAGGGGATAAATCGAAAATATACCCTATAGGGAATAAACCACAGCCTCGCTCACGCGGGGCTTTTTTATTGGAGCCAACAATATGCCTGCAGCTATCCCTCGCGCCTGTCGTAAGCGCGGGTGCTCCGGCACCACCACTGACCGTTCCGGCTACTGCGAAACCCACCGTAACGAAGGGTGGCAGCAGCATCAGCGCGGCCTGAGCCGCCACCAGCGTGGCTACGGCAGTAAGTGGGACATCATCCGTGCCCGCATCCTTAAGCGTGATCGACACATCTGCCAGCAGTGCCTGCGCAACGACAGACCTCGTCCGGCTGAAACCGTCGACCATATCATCCCGAAAGCTCACGGCGGCACAGACGAAGACAGCAATCTCGAATCGCTGTGCTGGCCATGCCATAAACGCAAGACCGCGACGGAGAGAACCCGATGAGCTATACGCGTTGCACCTACTGCGGATCGACGCTGCACACCGTAGCGAATTGCCCAAAGACATGGGGTGGCTCAGCCCGCCGTGCGAACCTGCGCTGCGGCTACTGCGGTCAGTCGGGCCATAACTCCAGCGCCTGCCCGCACAATGCCAGTAGCGCGCGGCGCCGCAACCTCAGTGATGACTTCCATCTTGACTGATGTAATGCGAAATGATTTCAAACTTAATCATTTTGATGTGAATGATATTGATTATCACTACCGGGGGAGGGCGGGTCAAAAGTTCAGGCCCCTGCCTGCTAAGGACCGCCGCCTAACCCTTTCTCGCATCGCCGCAGGTTAGAAAACTTTTTTATGGGGTCCCCCATCCGATGATTAATAGGAGTTTTCGATTATGTCAGGACCACCGAAAACCCCGACCCATCTGCGTCTGGTGAGGGGTAACCCATCAAAACGTCCGATCAATAAAGACGAGCCGCAACCCCCGGCAGGGGTACCCCCAACTCCGAAGCATTTCGACAAGCAGGCGAAGTACTGGTTTAAGCGAATGGCTGAAGAGCTTGATGCTGTCGGCGTCGTTTCTCAGCTGGACGCCCGTGCACTCGAACTGCTGGTCGAGGCTTACACCGAGTACCGGCACCACTGCGACACGCTGGAGATCGAGGGGTATACGTACCGGACTGAAACGCAGACCGGGGATGTGCTGATTAAGGCGCACCCGGCGGCAATCATGAAGGCAGATGCCTGGAAGCGTCTCCGCGCCATGCTGGCCGAGTTCGGCATGACGCCTGCCAGTCGGTCGAAGGTCAGCACCAAAACGCCGGATGCGGTTGATCCGCTGGCTGAGTTCATGAAAGCGAGGGATTAATGGCTAAGGTTGCAGAGGGTATCCGCTACGCCGAGCGCGTCGTGGCGGGGGAGATTATTGCCTGTGAGTATGTCCGGCTGGCATGCCAGCGTTTTCTGGACGATCTGAAAAACGGCGAGGCGCGAGGGATCTTCTTCAGCGAACCCAGGGCGCAGCACATCCTGAATTTCTACAAATTTATACCCCATGTTAAGGGCGCGCAGGCCGGTCAGCCCATCGACCTGATGGACTGGCATATTTTCATTCTCATCAATATCTACGGGTTTGTGATCCCGCTGGTGAACGAGGAGACCGGCGACGTGGTGCTGCGCAACGATGGCAGCGGCCGCCCGGTTATGGTGCGGCGGTTCCGCACCGCTTACAACGAGGTGGCGCGTAAGAATGCGAAATCCACACTTTCCTCCGGCGTCGGCCTGTATATGGCAGGTGCAGATGGCGAGGGCGGCGCTGAGGTTTATTCGGCGGCCACAACCCGCGACCAGGCGCGTATCGTGTTTGAAGATGCCAAAAACATGGTGAAGAAAGCGAAAGCGACACTGGGCCGCCTGTTTGAGTTCAACAAGCTGGCGATCTACCAGGAGCAGAGCGCGTCGAAGTTCGAGCCCCTTTCCAGCGACGCGAACAACCTGGACGGCCTGAACGTCCACTGCGGCATTGTCGACGAGCTGCCCGCGCATAAAACTCGTGACGTCTGGGACGTGCTGGAGACAGCAACCGGTGCGCGCCTGCAGTCGCTGCTGTTCGGCATTACCACCGCCGGCTTTAATAAAGAAGGCATCTGCTATGAGCTGCGCGATTATGCCATCAAGGTACTGCGCGGTTTCAACAGCGATGTGGAAGGAGCGGTTAAGGACGATACCTTCTTTGCCATCATCTACACCCTGGACGAAGGCGACGACCCTTTCGATGAAACGGTCTGGCAGAAGGCGAATCCGGGCCTCGGCATCTGCAAGCGCTGGGACGATCTGCGTCGACTGGCGAAGAAGGCCAAAGAGCAGGTGTCCGCCCGCGTTAACTTTTTCACCAAACACATGAATATCTGGGTTACGGCGGAGTCTTCCTGGATGGACATGCTGAAGTGGGAAAAATGCGAACTCATCGCGCCGGCACATGAACTGAAAACCTATCCGCTCTGGGTGGGGGTCGATCTGGCGAACAAAATCGATATCTGCGCCGCGGTAAAAGCCTGGCGTTCTCCTGACGGGCACGTTCACACCGACTTTAAATTCTGGCTGCCGGAAGGGCGGCTTGAGAAGTGTTCCCGGCAGATGGCCGAGCTCTACCGCAAATGGGCGGAACTGGACAAGCTCATCCTGACCGACGGGGATGTGATAGACCACGCACAGATCAAGGAAGAACTTCAGGCGTGGGTGGCCGGTGAAAGCCTGAAAGAAATCGGTTTTGACCCGTGGAGTGCCACGCAGTTCAGCCTGGCGCTTGCCGAGGAAGGCCTGCCTCTGGTGGAGGTTCCACAGACGGTCCGCAACTTCTCCGAAGCCATGAAGGAAGTCGAGGCGCTGGTTTACGGTGGACGGCTCCATCACAGCAATCACCCGGTGATGAACTGGATGATGTCGAATGTGACGGTTCGGCCGGATCGTAATGACAATATCTTCCCCAACAAATCGACCCCGGAAGCCAAGATTGACGGCCCGGCGGCGCTGTTTACCGCAATGAGCCGTCTGCTTGTTAACGGTGGCAACGACCAGCAGGACCTGAGTGGATTCTTTGACAACCCCATCATGGTAGGTTTCTGATGAAGAAAAGTAAGCAGCCGGGCAAGGTAAAAAGCGCCTTGCTCAACTGGCTTGGCGTGCCCATCAGCCTGACTACCGGAACGTTCTGGCAGGAGTGGTATGGCACGAGCAGTAGCGGCAAGGTGGTGACTGCAGATCGGGCTATCCAGCTTTCTGCTGTCTGGGCCTGTGTCCGGCTTCTGAGCGAATCGGTATCCACGCTACCGGTTAAGATTTACACCCGACAGGCTGATGGATCGCGCAAGCTGGCGCAGAACCATCCGGTTTACCAGGTGCTTTGTCGCCGCCCAAATCTGGAAATGACGCCGTCGCGCTTTATGCTGATGGTTGTGGCCAGCATCTGCCTGCGCGGTAATGCCTTTGTCGAGAAGCTGTTTATCGGCAATAAGCTGGTGTCGCTGGTGCCATTGCTGCCCCAGAACATGGTGGTGAAGCGGCTGGACACCGGGCGGCTGGAATACACCTATACCGAAGACGGCAGGCAGCGCGTAATTCCCGAAAAGAATCTGATGCACATCCGTGGGTTCGGCCTCGATGGTGTCTGCGGCATGATGCCGATGAGGACGGGTCGGGATGTAATCGGCTCCGCGACGGCGGTTGAAGAATCTGCTGCAAAGATTTTTGAGCAGGGCCTGCAAAGCTCCGGGTTTCTCTCATCGGACAATGCGCTGGACGAAGATCAGCGGGAAAGACTTCGCGGTTATATGGCGAAGTTTACCGGTTCCCGGAACGCCGGGAAAATCATGGTGCTTGAGGGCGGCCTGAAATATCAGGGGGTCACCATGAACCCTGAAGATGCTCAGATGCTGGAAAGTCGCTCATTCAGTATTGAGGAAATTTGCCGCTGGTTCCGCGTGCCGCCGTTTATGGTCGGGCATACATCAAAGCAAAGCAGCTGGGCATCGAGCCTGGAGGGAATGAATCTCCAGTTCCTGACCCACACGCTGCGCCCGCTGCTGGTGAATATTGAACAGGAGATTTCCCGCTGTCTTCTGAATGGTGAAGAGGACCTCTTTGCCGAGTTCTCGGTAGAAGGCCTGCTGCGCGCCGACAGTGCTGGCCGGGCGGCGTACTACACCAGTGCGCTGCAGAACGGCTGGATGTCCCGTAACGACGTGCGCCGCCTGGAGAACATGCCACCGATTGAGGGCGGCGATCTTTATACGGTACAGCTCAACCTGACGCCGCTTGAAGACCTGAAGCAAAACAGCCCGGCAGCACAGGCTTTTGCGCTGCGACAGGTCCATAACCACGTATTCCCCGATATTCCCTTCGAACAGTCACCGCTGAAAAAAGCGGCTTAGGAGCATCCATGACGATTAAAAGCCTTCCGGCTGCGCCGGAGGGGCGACCTTTTGCGCGCGAAAAACCCGATCTGCCAGCTGCGGCAATGGAGCGCTGGAACGGTGGCATCCGTGCTGCCCGGGACGGTGACAACAGCATTTCTATCTTCGACGTGATCGGCGCTGATTACTGGGGAGAAGGTGTGACGGCCAGCCGCATTGCGGGTGCGTTGCGCTCGCTCGGTGGTGCTGACGTGACGGTTAACATCAACAGCCCCGGCGGCGACATGTTCGAGGGGCTGGCCATATACAACCTGCTGCGAGAATACGACGGCAAAGTAACCGTGAAGGTGCTTGGCCTGGCGGCATCGGCAGCATCGATTATCGCGATGGCCGGTGATGATGTACAGATCGGACGCGGCGCCTTCCTGATGATCCACAACTGCTGGGTCTATGCGATGGGTAACCGTCACGACCTGGCGCAGATCGCCGCTGACATGGAGCCGTTTGATAAAGCGATGAGCGATATCTACCAGGCTCGCAGCGGTCTTGATGCCGCCACAGTCGAAAAGATGATGGACGGCGAAACCTATATTGGCGGCAGTGACGCGGTGGAGAAAGGTTTTGCTGACAGCCTGCTTTCTGCCGACGAAATCGCGGACGACGACGACAGCCCGGCAGCGGCGCTGCGCAAAATTGATGCGCTGCTGGCGAAAGCGAACACCCCCCGCTCTGAGCGGCGAAAACTTCTTAAAGCCTTATCAGGCAGCACGCCGGGCGCTGCTGCCACCCCTGAAGGCACGCCGAGCGCTGCCACCATCGAAAACGAAACTATTGACCGACTGGAAGCCGCACTCAGCGGCCTGAAAGCGGCTGCCCAGTAAAACGGAGATGTTATGTCTGATGTAAATGAGATCCTGAAAAAAGTTAGCGCCAGCATTGAAGAGGCGACCGGCAAATTCAATGCCAAGGCAGAAGAAGCCCTGAAAGAAGCAAAGAAAAACGGCGAGCTGTCAGCGGCAACCAAAGATACCGTCGACAAAATGGCAGTGGAATTTAATGCCCTGAAAGATGCTGAGAAAACGCTTAAGGCGGCGCTCGGCGAACTTGAGCAGCAGGTTGCTCAGATGCCGCTGGCCAACGCGGCAAAAGTGATCGAGACCGTCGGGCAGACCGTCATCAGCAGCGAAGCACTGAAAGCGTTCGCGGCAAGCGTTGAAGGCGGTAAACGCGTCAGCGTGCCGGTGAACGCCGCGCTGATTTCCACTGATGTTGCCACCGGCGTGGTTGAGCCGCAGCGCCTGCCGGGTATTGATACCGCGCCGAAGCAGCGTCTCTTCATCCGGGATCTGATTGCCCCGGGACGCACCTCTGCACCGGCCATCTTCTGGGTGCAGCAGACTGGCTTTACCAATGCGGCGAAGGTGGTGCCTGAAGGTACCGCCAAGCCATACAGTGATATCCAGTTCGCCACGCAGATCACCCCGGTGACCACCATTGCGCACATGTTCAAAGCGTCCAAGCAGATCCTGGACGATTTCGCTCAGCTTCAGTCAACCATCGACGCCGAGATGCGTTACGGCCTGAAATATGTCGAAGAACAGGAAATTCTCTTTGGCGACGGTACCGGCGCGCACCTGAAAGGCATCGTGCCGCAGGCGTCTGCTTACGACGCTGCCTTTACTGTTGAGCAGCAGAACGGTATTGACGATCTCCGTCTCGCGATGCTTCAGGCTCAGCTGGCGCGCTTCCCGGCTTCCGGCCACGTCCTGCACTTCATTGACTGGGCGAAGATTGAGCTCACCAAAGACACGCTGGGTCGCTACATTCTGGCGAACCCGGCGGCGCTGACCGGTCCTACCCTGTGGGGCTTGCCGGTTGTGGCCACTGAGGCCGCAGCATTCCAGGGCAAGTTCCTGACCGGTGCGTTTAACGCCGCGGCGCAGCTGTTCGATCGTGAAGATGCCAACGTTGTGATCTCCACCGAGAACGCTGACGACTTCGAGAAGAACATGATCTCGATTCGTTGCGAAGAGCGCCTGGCGCTGGCCGTGAAACGTCCGGAAGCGTTTATCTACGGTTCCTTTACCGCACCTGCTGCTGGCGGCGGCGCATAACCTTAACAGCGGCCTGCGGGCCGCTTTTCTTTTTCCTTAAAGGAGACAGCCATGAAGCTGATCGCTATCAAACCCATCTACTTTGAAGGCAACGTGCTTACCGAAGGCACCGAGTTCGAGACGCTGGAGCAGCACGGCCGCGAGCTTGTAAACCGCGGTTACGCCGAAGAGCCCGGCGCCAGGAAGCCGGATCCGGAAAAAGACCCTGAGCCGAAAGGCAAGGGTAAAGGCAAGTAAGGGGCGCGCATGCTTACCAAAGAACAGGTTAAGCGCCACTGCAACATTGAGCAGGATTTCACGGAAGACGATATCTGGATCGCTATCAGTATTAAGGCTGCGGCGCGGTACGTCGAAACGTGGACCCGCCGTCGGCTTTATGAAACTGCCGATGATCCTGGCTATCTTGCTGACCCAGATCGGTTGCTTTATGGCGAAGATATCGAAATGGCTATGCTGCTGCTTATCGGTCACTGGTACGCAAACCGTGAAGCTGTAAACGTAGGTAACGTAACTTCTGCGCTTGCGTTTTCCACCGAGGCGCTTCTTCAACCCTACCGGATATATGGCGTATGAAAGCGGGACGACTACGACACCGGGTTACGTTACAAAAGCCAGCGTCTGGGCGCCTGCCTTCCGGGCAGCCTGCCACTGGCTGGGTGGATGTGGCTTCAGTACGTGCTGAGGTCGCGGACGTGTCCGGCCGGGAGATGATGGACGGCGGCGCAGAGTTGAGCAGCACCACAACCCGGATCTGGATGCGTCGTTATCCACGCATTCCCGTAACCACGGGATGGCGAGCCGTTCATCTGCCGCCTACCGGAGGCGGTGAGATATATGACATCAAGTCGGCTATCTCAGCAGAGAACGGCACCAGGCTCGAATTGCTTTGCGAGAAGGGGGTGAAACAGTGATTTCAACGAGTCTTGATTTTTCGGGTCTGGCCGATATCGCGAAGGATCTGGAGACGCTCAGCAGGGCTGAAAATAATAAGGTTCTGCGTGATGCCACGCGTGCTGGTGCAGAAGTTCTGCGACAGGAGGTAGAAGATCGTGCGCCCGTCCTTACCGGGAAACTGAAAAAAAACGTGGTGGTGGTGACCCAGAAGGGTCGCCGTCGCGGCGAAATCACTTCCGGCGTACATATTCGGGGAGTCAATCCGGACACTGGCAACAGCGATAACAC